AAGGCTCTTATTTGTTATTGGTGTAAATCCGATAGCTGGCATAGATAACTCCTTATATGTTGATGTTCCCTTTAATCGGAACATTCGGTTGTTGTGAAATAATCTGCGTCTCTAATTGCGTTTGCTCGGTCTCTGCGGCTTTTTTAACTGCCGAAGCTTCTTTGTCTTTAGCAGAAGCTTGTAGGTAAGCAGCTTGAGGATCCGGTGGCCCTTCTTGCGCTGCTTTTGCGGCTTCCTCTTTCCGCGCCTTAAGCTTCTCAATCATCTTAGACTTACCAGCAACATTGGAGATTTCCAATAGATCGGTAAGCTCGAAGGCGTTTTGAGCACCGTACTTCAATATCGCATCAAGCTGTTCTTGTGACGTATTCAGAGTGTCGTAAGATTCGTCTAGAATGATATCCATATCCAACGTCGTCGGTTGGTTTTTGGTCATCACAACTTGCTTCAACATTTCTGGATTCGTTTGTTCCAATTGAATAAGCTGCGCGGAAGCTCCGAGACGCATTTCGTACGGCTTAGAATCGTCGTCCATAATTTCTTGCAATTGATCTTGTAACGTAACCTGAACATTGAACCCAACCCAACGAAGTTTTTGCTCATCATCAGTAACACGGATCCACTTTTCTTTGTCCCAAGATTGACGTATCCGGTTCCACATTTGACGATACACGCGAAGCTTGAAAGATCCAAAGTTTTCAAACAACTTAATGATGTCAGTCATACCAGCTTGCTGCAATCTTTGCAATGCTATACCGCTGAGTTCTCCAAATTGCTTCGTATCTCCGTTCATCGGCGCGGAGAAACTACCACTGTCCATTTCCATCTTGGCGTCTTGGTACAATTCAAGCTGACCTTGCGCCATATCGCCTGTTGGTAGAATACCAAAGTCCTTACCGAATTCTCCCTGACCAACTTCTAAATGTCCGTTTGGCTTCGCAAGTTCACGCTTAGATTTCGCAACGTCCTTCACCGCACCACGATTACCAAAAGTCTGGCGCTGCGATAATAGGAACAACGCTTTTGAGCGGCGATGATTGACTTCGTCTTGCGGGTCAAGGTATGCTTTCAATTCCCCGTAGCGATTATTCTCGCGGTCAATGTAAGCGTGTTCAAATTCTAGAGGACATTCTGGAACGCCATACTCGTCAAGGTACGGAGATTCCATCGGTGGAAGTAGAAAGCCACCTTGCGTGTAAATTGCTAGAAACCACTTTCCCTCGATCTTACGGTAATGTGTCAAAACTAAAAAGCGACGACGTTTGCCTTGACGATAATACCACTTCGGTCTGTCGTCAAAAGTTTCATCCGTATCTCCTGCGGTTACGGATAACGCATCTTCGTCCATAGTGTCTTTGAACGTGCGAATGACGTCAGCTTCTTCCATCCAAATACCAAAGCCTTTACCACCGGCATCGGAAAAATCATGCTTACGACTAAATGGATCGAAGAAAATACGATCCCAAGGAATATGATCTACGACAACGTCAGCTTCTCCGTTCGGAGCGGTCTCAATAACAATGTTCACTCCTGTGTACCCTTCACAGAAGAAATTGTCTGCACACTCTAAGAACGTTGGTTGTAATTTTGTTTTATCGGCCGCGAAGCGTAGCGCGTCGGTCACAGCTTCCGAGGCATCTCCGTCTTGGTCGACGTTACGCGGATACGCTTTCGGATCGCCCTTCCGAGCACTCACAAGTCCAAGCAATCCGTTCAACTTGTTCTTAATTTTATTGACCACGATGGGAGATTGCATCCGAGCTCTTAGAGCTCTGACTTGCTCAGCCGTCCACTGCTTTCCATCATAATAGTCGCGGCAACGCTCGGAGGTCATGCGAGCGTCTTGCGTGTTATCCAAAAATTCTATGACGGTCTCGCGCCAATCAGTATGATCCCCGTAGATGCTCGTTCCCTCAGCGGCGTCCTCGATTGGGTCGTCAGATTGGGATTGTTCCATTGTAATCTTCTTCATCGTCACCCGTTCCATAGCCATCGTTGGCTCTTGTTGGTTTTTCGTGGTAGGTCGAAGGTCCATACGCTTGATCTAGAAGCCTTCCAAATATCCCACACACGTCAACCTTGTCATCGCGTTTATCGTCTTTACCAGTAAATTTCAAAAGCTGAGTAATTAGATCGTCGCCCCAAGAACCGTAAGGAATATAAACTTTACCTTGAGAGCAAAGAGCTTGGAAGGCTTTGGCATTCGCCGCCTTACCTTTACTAGAATTAACCCACTCAAGTTTAAAGAACGCTCTTCTACGTTGCTGCTCTTTAAGGATAAATGGTTCCATAGCTCTTCGGATAATGCCGGATTCAGCAGCCCAGAACATTGGGTCGTGGTCTAAATAAAGCTGCATCATGGCGTCGATAGATTTATCTAAAGTGACTTGACCTTCCCACCAATCTAAGATCCATAGATTTTCTTGAGTGTCAAATCCGCAAACACCTTGCTCAGTCCAGTCTCCGCTATCGGGCGTCACTGCGTAGTCACCGGCTGCAAACTTTACGAGCTTCGTGGGTTCTTCGCCTAGTCTAAATCTTTTAAACCATTCTTTCTTAAAGAACGAACCCTCTTCGGGCGTAGGATCTTGCATATATTGAGCCATGAACGTTGCGCTATCTGCTAGTTTCATAGCCTTCAATTCCTCAAGGGTATGTTTGTATGGCCAGATAGACTTACCATCTTTGATCGCCGGAATGATCACCTCGTGAAATTCTTCACCCATCCCTCCGTTTCTCACAAACCCTGACATGTCGTCTTCGTGAAGTCGCTGCATGACAATGATGATCGGAGTTGATCTAGAGTTCCGTCGCGATTTGATCGTCGTGTTAAGACGCTGATTTACCTTGGTACGTTCTTTTTCGTTCTCCGCATCGTCGACCTTTATCGGATCGTCAATGACAATAGCACCGTAAAAAAGACCATCCTCCGGTTGTTCAAGTACACCTGCACCGAAGCCTGTGACTGGGCCACCCGCCGCCGTTGCATAAAGACCACCACCCTGCTCTGTGTACCATTTCTTTTTACTGTCTGCATCGTCTTTGATCTTAACTGGCCAAAGTTCTTGGTACTCAGATGATCCTACAAGCTCACGACATTTCGCGGAGTTGTCGAGTGCAAGTTCGTCGGAGTAACTCAAGTGAATGAACTTCGCACGTGGGTTGTTCGCAATACACCGCGCCATCCAGTCAATAACAACGAGCTGCGTTTTTCCGCTGCGTGGAAAGATATTGATCAGTAAGTTTTTGATCTCACCGCTTTCGACTTTACGAAGTGCATCTTCTAAGATTTGATGATGGTCGGCTGGTACAAAAACTTCGCCACGTTGCTTAAAGAAATGTTTAGTGAATTCAATCTGGGAGCTCTGTAATTTTTCCCTCAATAACATCTTGTCTACTACGTGCGCCAATGGCTGCAAGTCCTGCGGCGAGGTCTCGCAGTTCTTCAGTAGAGAACTTACTGAGGAGCTTTTCAAGATTGACCTCCTGCGTCATATTGATATTGAAATCTTTTGGCATGATACGAGCGGCAGCGCTGATGTAAGCGGCAACATCGTTTTCTCTACATCTTTTAAGAGCATCTGCACCATGTTCTTCCCAGTCAGCCATAAAGTCTTGAACAAACGCTTCTGCGAACTTGTTTCTTGAACCTTTAGGACGTCCAGGAGATTTAATCTCTCCGTTTATCATCCTTTGTTGCGAAGCTCTTTGCGCCGGTGAATAACCACGCTTATATTTAATTTTAGGTGTTGCGTTCTGCGTTTCTTGAGTTGTCATACATCGTATCCGTCGGGGTTGTACGTTATGTCTCTTGTCTCTACTTCAATAAACACTTTCTTTTTCTCGGAAGCAGTGATGGCTGTGATCGCAATGAGACAAAGACCAGCTTTAGAAAAAGAAATAAGAGCCGAAGCAACTCCGGAAGTCAATGTCTGATTAGAAATTCCAGCCTCGCCGAATTTCACCTCCCATGTTACGGAGGTTATAGTACTGTTATCTGCTTGCCACGGTCTAAAGTCAATCTCGTACGTCGTGGCGTCGCCCTCTGCGGCTGTGTCCGAAAACTTAAGCGGATTTATTTTCGCCGCGACAACGAAGCTTGTACTCATACCTGACCTTTTTGAAACTTAAACGCTCCGCGCACCCCTTATGGATCTACAAAGGTGCGATCGAATCGATAGGTAATACTACCTTAATTTTCCGATTTAATAAAGTTAAAAGTACAGTTACCCTTTTTTCTGAATGTTTACAATAGGTTGCGATAAGATCTTTATAATTTTCTCCGACTATTCGGAGCTTCATTTCCGGTGTGAACTCAATAACTTGACTAATCGCGGCCTCTAAAGGTACATTTCCATGCTCGTCGAGCCTTGAAATTAGATCTTCGACGCAGCCCTCTGGAACGGGTGTGATACTATTTTCACTGAAAGTTACGATGTTCAAAACTCCTCGCGTCCTCGCGGCATACTTCCATCGATCATTTTCTTCGAGGTCAAATTCAATAAACAGGTAAGAAGGAAACAACGGAAGCTGTTGTTTTATGATCTTCGAACCTTTTTTGTGGGTTTGTAAGTAAACGGGAAGAAATATTTTGAAATTCTTAGCTCTTAATTCTGCGGCTGCGAGATACTCTTTATTTGGGTTGCTTTGAACTACGTACCATCTCTTCATTGCGTGATCCTTATAGGTTAAACACGCTCCCTTATCTCTAAACTACCTTACAAAACGCAGAAAATAAATAAAAAACGCAAAAACCACCAACCTAGGTCCAACCTAGATAATAAAATTAGTCGTTTATCTAGGTGGAGCGAACAGAGCTCGCAGCTGCCCTAGATAACCTAGGTAACCTAGGTACTTTTCCAACCTTCTATACAGGAATAAAAATATAATATATAATATGTAAATATAAAATATAATTCTATATAGTTTAATAGAATTTACCTAGGTTACCTAGGTTATCTAGGTTGGAGCCTTGAAATCGTTAGCTTTTTTAAAAACCGCTACCTAGGTTCGACCTAGGTTGGACCTAGGTTTTGGAGCCCTAAAACAATAAAATCCTAAAACATCTGTTTTATGTGCGAAATATAATTAGTCAAAAAAGATGTAATATTTTCACAATTATACAGTTTTAAGGCTTTACTTCTTTGTCAAAATCCACAATAATATAATTGTAAGTTTGATTAAATCTTACACCGTGTAAAGAAAAGGAAAGCTAAAATGAAAACCAAATTGACAGTGTACTTTGAAAAATTACCTTCCGAAGCCAAAATCTTAAAAGAACTTCAAACTGATTATGGTTTCAGAACCTCCGAATTACGTCAAGTCAAGATCTTAAATGTTAAGCGTGAAAATTTTAACACAACGGACGATAAGTACACCGCTTTTGAAGTTACGATCTCCGCGCCTGTTAAGATTTTAGAAGAAGTAATAAACAGAAACAACACGCCACACTAATCAACACAAGTAACAGGGAGAACACAATTATGGTCAGAACATACGACGTTTACGCGATTAGAAATGACAAAGAGTACAAGCTAAATACAACACCAATGACACACAAACAGGCTTGCACTTTCAAAAGCAAATTTACCATTCGAAAAGAAACAACCTATATGTTGAAGGAAATCGCGTAACCATGACCCGCATTAATTGTGTCCCCGTACAGGAACTCACAGACAAACACCTATTAGCAGAGTACCGAGAACTGCCGCGCGTATTCAAGCTTGCCCGCCGATGCCCCGACGCGCCGAAGAATTACACGCTAGGCGCGGGGCATGTTAAATTCTTTTACGACAAGCTGCTTTATTGTCAAAAACGTCAAGTTCAGCTTTACGAAGAAATGAAGTTGCGCGGTTTTAAACCAAAGTACGACCCTGAAGAATTATGGCACTACCATCCTAAAGCTGGTGGTCGAACATTTGAATATCAATGGGAAGACTGGGCGCCAACGCCCGAAGCTTTAGAGATCAATCGCAACCGAATTGGCGAGCGTATTCTAGCCTCAAAACTTAAGAAACAACCGCAAGCCTTTGATAAGGTTAAAATTTAAAATAACTTTACTTTTACAAAGGTCTAGGGCAATTTTAAAACGGTACTTGGGCGCGGTGTAGTTACACGGCTGCGCTCCTAACGGATAGGATAAAACTGATGCACGATGTGTGTACCCCACGCAGCTTTCCCAAGTTTTTATCCGACGCGCCTGAGTACCGTACTATCGTGTGTAGGAAAGCTTAATGAATATCAAGGCAGCATATAGCGAAAAGCTAAAGTCCTCCGACCTGAGTGTCGCAGAGGGTAAGCGTCTAGGATTTGAAATTATTGAACGGCCTGAGAAGTTACAAGACCATTTCTTTTCAGTGCCAGCATTTAAAATTCCTTACTACGATATGAGCGGTAAGGATACGGGGTTTTATCGAATTCGATATTTAACGGGAACGAAGAAAGGCTTTGCGAAAGCGACGCGCGAAAAGGATAGACGCTACGACCAGCCAGCCGCAGAGATGCCGCAACTTTACTTTCCCAAACTAATGGCGAAGAATACGACTTGGGAAATTTATTGTACGAAGTCGAAATTCCCGTTGATATTTACAGAGGGTGAGTTGAAGGCTGCGTGTGCGACGAAGCACGGCCTCCCGACAATTGCTCTTGGTGGTGTTTGGAACTTTAAGTCCAAGAAGAACGGATTGAAGCGTATTCCCGTTTTTGAGGAGATTGACTTTAAGGATCGCGACGTTTACATTGTTTTCGACAGTGACAGCGCCACAAACCCGCAAGTGTTACAGGCGCAATATAAATTCGCGGAGCAAGTGTTTAATCTTGGCGGCATACCGATAATCGTGAACATACCGAAAGTAGAGGGTAAGAAACATGGAATTGATGACTTCATCGTCGAGTTTGGCGTGGATGCGTTCAAAGAATTATTGCAGGATAAGGATCGGCATCTGGAATTCTCGTTCGTCCGCGAACTACTACGCCTTAACAGTGAGATCGCGGTCGTCCACCGTCCCGTTGCAATTATTCACTATCCGACAGCGCAGCTTCTTAATCGTGGGGACGCCCAAGTTTTATATGCGAACGCCAAAATGATGGATCAAGTCCTCAAGGCTCCGACGAAAACTGAACTGAAGAGTGACCCAGATGCAAAGCCATCCGTAGAGTACAAGGAAGTTGCGACCTTTGATAAGTGGCTGCAATGGGAAAACAGAGGCGAGGTCTGGGCGCCAGTGTACGAACCAGGAAAAGAGAAGTTCGTATGGGACGGAGAGCGGAGAAACTTTAACACGTGGAAGGGTTGGGGATGCGAACCACAAAAAGGGGACATAAGTTTATGGAAGTGGCTTTTGGATCAGATTTTCAAAAACGCAAAGCCGGAACACCGGAAATGGTTCGAACAATGGTGTGCTTATCCTATTCAGCATCCAGGAACAAAGATGTTTACATGCCCTATACTATTTGGACAATTAAAGGGGACGGGGAAATCGTTGCTCGGCCTATCCCTCATGAGCATATATGGTGAGAATGGCGCTGAGATAACCGACACGCAATTAGAGGATGAGCGCAATGTCTTTGCAGCAGAGAAGCAATTCGTTCTGGCGAACGAGGTCACGGGTAGCGATAAGCGAACAATGGTTGGTCGGTTACGTAACCTTATCACCCAGCACACCGTTGTCATCAACAAGAAATACCAACCCGACTACGTTATACGCGACACAATTAACTACTTTTTCACATCTAACCACGTGGACGCTGTATATATGGAAGATGACGAAAGACGCTTTTTTGTGCACGAAGTACTTGGGCCTCGGCTCGTGGACGTTGATAAGAAGAAAGTGGAAGCCTATGATGCTTGGTTTAAGAGCGGCGATTGTGCGAAAGCTTTATTTCATCATCTACTTAATATTGACCTCAGTGGGTTTGATCCTACTGCACCTGCTCCTGATACCTTTGCTAAGGCAGCTATGGTAGCAGCCAGCAGAAGCGAAATTGAGAACTGGACGTTTAAACTACGCGAAGACCCTGACACTTGCTTACGTAGTGGCGCGGTGGTGTTGCCGTATGGCCTTTACACGTGCCGACAGCTTATAGATATCTACGCAGGTGACGAAGGTAAGAAGCCATATGAAAAGACAATGACAAATGCGCTGCGTAAAGCTGGCTTTATGAAGGCTGCGCACGACCAAAGCTGTCCGACGCGAGATGGTAAGGTAAATCTCTGGGCGATACGGGATTTCTCGGACCACAAGAAGAGCGCAAAGGAAATAGGAGCTCTTTACGACAAAGAACGTGAACTAAAAGAAACAAAGAAGTATGCAAGAGGAAGTTAAGATGAAAGTCACTGATGTTATTGTTGGATCGTGTCTTATTTTTGCAATTTGCAGTTATATTGTAGATAAAAACACGATTAAAGAACTAAAAATACAAGTTGAACAATGCGACTATCAAATTCAACAATCTATGTTGGATAGTGTAGAAAAAATTCAAGCAATGGAGAAAGTAGAATGAGCGTAACAATTACAGACGGATTTAATTTTGGTATAGGAATTGGTCTTGCTATGCTTTGCATATGGATACCAATCTTAATCATTGCCGCTATTTTGGGGAGGTAGCATGCACCACTGCATGAACGCATCAATCCCGCAGCACATTTACGGCTACGTCGAAAATCAGTTTATGTTTGGTGGTGATGAAGCTGTAACTGGATTGCATCCTTGCGTCATTTTTGGCGTGACTTCTATCCCTAGCCGCACACTGCATTTTTCGATTTTGTGCGAATCTGGCGCACAATGGGCGCGTGTGCCGCTGCATTTCTTGCGGCACGAAGAACCGAGTAATGACACAAAACACGCCTTGCAAGAATTGCAATGTTGGGATTGCCACGGGTGGGATTTTTCCGTGACGCAGTACGAATACCTGCGCGAAATGTCATGTACGTTCAAGAACAGAAGCGGTAAAATTATTCCAGCCACATACTGGTTCACGCTAGACCATACGGATAATGGCTACAGCAACTACCCACCTGAACACAAGTGTTACCATTTACTACGTCTCGACGACGGCTCAGGCCAGATTGCAGCCATGCCGAATAACAGGATTGTCTGGCAGGATTTTAGCTTTGTAAAAGAATTTCCGCTACCAAAATACAAAGTTGTGTCCGCCGAAACTTATCACGCTGAAGAATCTACAGTTAACGCGCAAGATACTGCCAACACCCAAGAGGCCAAAAGTTTTGAAGAAACAAAACTATACGATAAACAATATTTCTACGACAAACAAGATAAGAAGTGGGTGAAAATATGAACAGCGACGAAATGCCGTTAAAGCCTTGCCCGTTTTGCGGAAGTATGCCGGAATATACGCATGATCAACATGGTCGTTCATGGCTTAGATGTAAGCGTTGTTTTATTGGTATTGATCCTCAATGGTACGGCGGGGATTTAGGAGTTACAGAGGCATCATGGAATACTCGCGCCGACACAGTGCCGGAGGATAAGGACGTTGCTGATGCGGTAGAACGCTTCCGATCTTCTTTGTTTTATGCGGCATGTAAATCTGAATTTCCTTCTATGTTTAACGCTTGCGAAACGCTCATTCGTGCCGCAACCGCCAAGCGCGATTGTGAGCAACGTTTGAGCAACACAGAAATATTGATGTTTGTTCGCGGCTGGCAAGGCGGAACTGTTGATCAAATTGCTGCTGAATTAGGCGTAACAACGCTTGATATTATCAATGCTGATTATGACCGCATGCAAGATTTAATGCGTTTGGCGCAAAGCAAGCGCAACGTCGCCGAATACCGCGCTGGTAAGGAAGAATGATGATAGCAATATTTGTAATAGCCCTGTCAATTTACTATGTGATTGGTTGGTTTTTTGCCGTTGTAGAGCAAAATAAACCGCACAGTCATGGTTTGTGGACGATAGCCATATGGCCTTATGTTGCAATAAAAAGAATGAGATTTTTAAAATGACCCCAGAAGAACATCGCAAGGCCGCATTGGATGAATTCAAATTGCTTTACAAGCACGGAGAAAAATTCGGTGCTGAAATAATGGTTAAATGTTTTATTTGGTGCGAAAAATACCAAAATGATATCGAAGCCGCGCTTTCCGCGCCAGCGGTGCAGCCAGATTTAGAAGCAGAGGCTTTTGTGAACCGCACCATTCATAACTTCACCCGATTTCCAAATGAAATAGAAAATTCCCCGCAACAGAAAAAAACTTTAGAACTTTGGCTGCGAATACAGGAAATTGTTAAAAAGCACAACGGAAGCTAACATCATGCAAAACCCTTGGGAAATTTTAGGCGTACATCGTAAGTCAACGGACGAAGAAATCCGAGAAGCTTTTCACAACCTTGCAAAAATCTACCATCCAGATACAATGGAAAAAAGTTACTCATTTAAATTCTACCAGATAAACGAAGCCTATCAGTTAATCAAGGATAAGAAACGACGTACTGAGTATCTAAAGCGTCTGACCGGAACTTCCTCTTGTAAGGAGTGTACCGGAACGGGCGTTCGAACTAAGTCTAAAGGGATAACAGCTAAGACATATCTGGCCTGTAAAGGTTGTAAAGGTTCGGGGTTAATTTTTAACAAGAAGGAAAATAAAAATGTCGTTATTGAGTTACGAGGAACTGCTGGCTCTGGCCGCAAGGGGAGTGATAAAGAACGTTGATACGGAATACATAAACGCTGCTTCCATAGACATCACTTTAGGAAGTTTGGTTATGATAGAAGACAGAGACGCACAACCAGAAACAATATCTTTGGCGAAGCGCGAGCGTCCAAAAATGGTAACATTCAACTGTGACACAGGATTTCTTTTACGTCCAGGAGATTTTATCCTTGCACAATCTGAACAAGAGTTTAATCTTCCTAACGATATCAGCGCAGAATATAAGTTAAAATCTTCTATGGCGCGGATAGGAATTAACCATGCACTTGCCGGCTGGTGTGATGCTGGCTGGAACGGTTCTGTACTAACCCTTGAACTTATGAACGTAACAAGAAATCACACGATTGAACTACGTAAAGGCGACCGCATTGGTCAGATGATTTTCTTCCATCACCGCGAAGTTCCTAACGATAAAAGCTATGCGGCGCGTGGGAGGTACAACAATGATAAGAAAGTGGAAGGAGCTAAAGAATGATACATAAATTTGTACAGTACATGATCTTGAGACAATGGATGGATTGTTATGTTATAAAGAAAGGCAATTCGTATTTCGACGAGACATTAAGTCCAACACAAAGAAAGTGTATAGATCAGAAATCAGCTTCTTGGTGGCGGGATAATCCACAAGCTAAAGTTGTAAGAATTTCTTTGAAAGAAATAAACGAGAACCCTACATGAAAACAGCTAATCCTAAAATGTGGGGTATCGGCTTTACTTGTGGCTCTTACGATCTTCTTCACGCTGGACACGTACTTGCGTTAAAAGAAGCAAGCGAAGGTTGTGAATATTTAATCGTTGGTTTACAGTCCGACCCTACCATTGATCGACCTGAAAAGAACAAGCCTATTCAAACGCTCGAAGAACGCCAAATTCAATTAACAGGTTGTCGCTATGTGGACGACGTGATTATATATAACACAGAAAAAGAACTTTACGATTTCTTGGCGGAGAATTCTCGGGGTATCGATATTAGATTTCTAGGGGAGGATTGGAAAGGTAAGCCGTTCACCGGCCACGAACTACCCATACCTTGCGTATTCACTTCCAGAACGCACGCATATTCATCCTCTAATCTGCGTAGAAGGGTTTATTGGGCTGAAAAGGCTAGAAAATACGAGGAATAGCTCGGCTAATAATATTACTCAAAGAAGAAATAATGTTAGTCAAAAATATACACTTTTAAGCTTTACTTCTTTGTTCGAATGCAGGATAATCTACTTGTAAGGTCAATTCTGTCCTTACTTCGTGTAAATAGGGAGCAATAAAATGTCTAATGTAGTTGATTTCTTTATCTATAAAGAGACTGGTCTTCAGGTCGATCCGGAAGAATACGCCTTCGCCTTTGAAGCTCTAATCCTAAATCATCCGAGTGGCTGGGTTGTTAAGATCCTAGAGACCGCTCGTTTCATTGCAAAGAATGGAGGTTGATATGTTGCCGGTTGTAGAAATAGCGCCAGATAATTTTGATCTTGTCGCTCAAATCGCAGATCGCGTAGAGCGCAAGCGTAACCAAGACGACCATGAATTTGATCGGATGCGTTTGATGATAGACATTATCAGTGCTGTCGAAGCGGATCCGAAGATCAATCTTAAAACATTACTCAGCTTTCCAGATGGATCTTTCTTCCACGATGTCGCTGGCATTCAAAAGCACATAGACAGAGAAACTGGAAAGATGACAGATTGTTTCGTACCACGTTGCACGCGCGAGGTCGAAATGACTACTTGTAAGACGTGCTCTGAAGAAATGCCGAAGGGTGGTCAGTATGGTACTTGCTGTTCCGCTTCCTGCTGGCGCCAAGCATACGTGTATTGAAAGGAAAGCTAACATGTCTAAAGTAAATCTTAAGCAAGCTGCGATAGATACTGCCGGAGATGCGGAGCCTGAAGTTACTATCAGCGAAGATCTTCTTTTAGAAATTTGCCCAGCCAGCGTTCTAAAGCAGTTCAAAGCTGCAAAGAGTATAGGAGCTAGAGCGGATTTCTTGTACAGTGTAGATAAAGGCGAGCTGAAAAAGCTGCGTGACGCTTATAAGGCTATGGACAATTTTGTCACAAAACTTGAGCAGTGGTTTATCCAAGAGCTGAGCGACGACGAGCGTGGCGTTGCTGGTAAAGTTGGCCGCGTAGAAGTTAAGGTTAAAGAGTTGGCCACTGTAGAAGACTGGACAGCGTTCTATGCGCACATCGCCAAGAAGAAAGAGTTTGATCTTTTGAACAAAGCTCTGAACCAGAAATCTATACAGGCGCGTTGGGAAGACAACAAAGAAATCCCAGGAGTCGGTAAATTCTCTAAGAAGACAATCAGCTTAACAGGAGTGAAATAAGGTAGAATGTCTTACTCGTATAAATTGACAATCATAGTGATGAATAAGAAGACGAAGGAAGTATTGGAGACAAAAGAAGAATCATTCTACTCTATCTACAATGCAGAACGTCGGGCTATAGAAGCCAAAGACTACAACATCTTCTTTACACAGAGCCCAAACAAAGTAGTCACAAAAATTGAAATGATAGCCGCATGACTTACCAACCATTTTCTTTCGAAGAACTGAAAGATCTTAAGAAAGAGCTTAATCGACTACAAGACTGTGAGGTTTTAAATAAACACTACACTATTGTTATCGCACAGACCATACAAGTCGTACAGCAGAATATGACAGAACTAGCAACCCAACAACGTGGATTATTGTCCGCAGTATAAGGAGACTAAAATGGCTAAGAAAACAACAGGAACTGATCTTGTCAAATGGGAAGAAAAGTTTGCCAATATTGCTCGCGAGAATGCTAAGAACGTCAAAGTTTCGCAGGGTAAATTTTTGAGCTTTAAATCCGGACAGATGTCTTTTAATGGTGAAGAGATCGAGGATAACGAACTGCGCTGCGTTATTGTCGGCTGGGCGTACCACAACGCCTATTACGATCCAAGCGTTCGTTACGACCCTAAGAACCCACAATCACCTCTTTGCTATGCTACGGCAACGAGCGAGGAAGAGTTAGTCCCGCATGAAGAAGCTCCAGAAAAGCAAGCCTCAGCCTGTTTGGGTTGTCCTTTGAATGAGTTCGGAACAGCTGCTACTGGTCGGGGTAAGGCTTGCAAGAACGGTATCAGGCTTGCACTTATCGCAGAAGATGATATGAACGACCCTTCCAGTGCTGAAGTTGTTTATGCGGCGATACCAACAAAGTCTATTAAGAACTGGCTGATCTATGTCACTAGAGAGCTACGTGACAAAGTTGGTCGTCCAAGCTGGGCTGTTGTAACTTCCATGAAATGTACTCCGGATGCGGAAAGTCAGTTTAAGATAACCTTCCGAAACGAAGAGCTTATCGAGAACAGCAAATTGTTCGATCCTCTCGAAAAGCTTTGGGAAAGTACCATGGAAGGGATTGACTTCCCATATCAAAAACAAGAGAAGGTTGAGAAGCCTAAGAAGGGCAAGCCTCAAAAGTTTGCGCGGCGATAACTCTCAGGGGAAATCGTGTGCGTGAAAGACCAGCCAGTCTTGTTGGCTCCCTGTTATCAGGGCTGGCTGGTTCTTTAAACTGCGGAGAGTAAGATGAAAGAACTTAAAAATTGGATAGAGTTGAATATTGCGTTGCTAAACAGCAGCGAGGAGTTCTGTAAGCAACTCTTAGACTTTGAAGTTAAGAACAAAAAACGTGTGACCTTTGTGAGGCGAATATTCGGTCGTTGGGCCATGCTTAGAAATCGCAGTGAACTGGCAAAAGTTTTAAGAAAGATTTCAAAGTGAAGATCCCAAAAGTAGTAGCTATAGATTTCGAGACCAAAGGTATCGAAGAGCGACCTGACTATCCTCCTGTCCCAGTCGGAGTTTCTATTCAGTGGTACAATCAGAAAGTGCCAAAGTATTTTTCTTGGGGTCATAAAACAAATAACAATTGTACGAAGGAAGAAGCAGCTTTGGAGCTCAAAAAGATTTGGGCAACAGAATTCCCTGTTCTATTCCACCATGCTAAATTCGACATTGACGTTGCAGAGACGCATATGGGTATGGTACCACTACCTTGGCATAGAATTCACGATACGCAATTCCTATTGTTCTTACAAGATCCACATGCAGAAAGTCTAGCGTTAAAGGCTTCAGCTGAACGTCTTTTAAACATGAAGCCTGACGAGCGTGATGCCCTTATGGAATGGATACTGAACAACGTTCCAGAGGCGGCGAAGAAGAAATCTACATGGGGTGCGTACATCAGCGAGGCTCCTGGAACTTTAGCAGGTATCTATGCCAATGCCGACGTTACACGCACTAAGAAATTATTCGAACACCTTTACCCGATAATAGTTTCTGAGAATATGCTGGCTGCGTACGATCGCGAGCGCAAGCTACTTCCTATGTTCCTCGAAAGCGAGCGTAGAGGTATGCGCGTCGACGTTTCTGCGCTGCGTAAAGACATAGCGATGTATTACGGAGAACTTGAAAAAGCTGAAAATTGGCTTCTTAAGAAGCTGAAGCTGAAAGAGCTTAATTTTGACAGTGACGTTGAACTTTCTAAGGCTTTAGAAAATTCAAAAATCGTGACGGACTGGGAACTTACAAAAACCGGCAAGCGTTCTACTTCTAAGAAGACAATGACGATTGAAAAGTTTACAGATAAGAATTTCTTTCTTGTCCTTGGCTACCGTAACAGACTCACCACTTGCCTTCGAATTTTCATGGAGCCTTGGCTTGCTAAGGCTGAAAAGAACAAGGGATATATTAACCCGAACTGGAACCAAGTTCGCCAGCCAAAAGGTTCAGACGATACAAAAGGCACGCGCACCGGACGTCCAAGCTGCGACAATCCTAACTTTCTAAACGTGGCTAAGTCATTCGAGGATCGTGGAGACGACTGGACACACCCCAAGTTTATAGACTTAGCACCTCTACCTTTGGTTCGTAACTATACGCTGCCAGATCCTAATTGCGTATGGCTACATCGAGATTATAATCAGCAGGAGCTTAGAATACTAGCACATTTTGAGAATGGAAAGCTGATGCAGGCGTATAAGGACGACGTAAGGCTAGACGTTCACACCTTTATTCAGAACGCTGTTAAAACTCTACTCGGTAAGTTTTTCGACCGCAGCACGATTAAAACAACGGTGTTCGGGAGGATATACGGTCAAGGCTTGGGAAGTTTAGCGATGCGCCTCAAAGTTCCTGTGGAAGAAGTTAAACAAGTTCGAGACGCTCAGAACAAAGTTCTTCCTGGACTTCCAGACATTGACAAAAACATTAAAGATATGGCGCGGCGCGGAGAGCCTATTGTAACTTGGGGTGGTCGGATATATTATTGCGAAAAACCAAAGTACGTAGAAAAGTTTGATCGCGAAATGACCTTTGAGTATAAGCTTCTCAATTATCTCGTTCAAGGTTCTGCTGCCGACGCTACTAAGGAAGCTCTTATTCGTTGGTACTATCATCCGGAGCGCAAGGCTCGATTTATTGTTACCGTGTACGACGAAATTAATATATGTGCGCCAAAGAGCATCGCAAAGCAGCAGATGAAATTACTTCGTGAATGTATGGAGAGTATCGAGCTTGACGTTCCGTTGATATCCGACGGAGCCGCAGGATCAAGCTGGGGTAATTTAGAGAAAGTCAAATGGTGATTAAAACTTTTAAGAAGATAACTTCTTGGAGCTATAGTCGGTATTCTCAGTACTCAAAATGCCCTGCGAGCGCCAAATACAAGTTTATCGACAAATTGCCAGAACCACCTTCCCCAGCCATGGCGCGTGGCGACGACATTCATAAGCTCGCGGAAGCGTATGCAAAAGGAAAGCTTAAAACTTTACCAGAAGAGCTTAAACAGTTTGAAGATCAGTTCAAAATTTTAAAAGATTCTAATCCAGAGGTCGAAGTTACTTGGGCGTTTACCGCTGACTGGAACCAGACAAAATGGGACGACTGGAATAATTGTAAAGTGCGAATAAAAGTTGACGCAGCTTGCCTAGATGGTACAACAGTCTATGTTATAGACCATAAAACAGGTAAGCTTCGGGACGGGTATGACGAACAGCTTAGCCTGTACGCTGGCGCGGCAACGCTTGTCTATCCACATGTGAAGACTGTTAATACGCAGCTTTGGTTCTTGGACAGCGGCGACGTTGTTGAGAAAGAATATAAAGCCTCCGAAGGTGCTGCGATTTTAAAAGAATGGGATAAAAAGATTGAGCCAATGTTGAATGACACGAGGTTTAATCCGAAGCCAGGAAATCATTGCAGATTTTGCGCGTTCTCAAAAACGAAAGGTGGGCCATGCAAGTTTTAAAACAGTATCGTTTAGCTCAGTATTACAGAGATAGAAATTCTGAAATTTTAAGATTAAGGCGGTCAGGATACACATACGTTGAAATAGGAAAGAAATTTAACCTTACACCAGCAAGAGTCAGTCATGTATGTATTAAAGCTAGAAGATATGAGGCTTTAGACGAAAGAGCTATGATCCATGCTCAGGGAACTATAGAAGAGATAGCATGGCAATGTTTTAAACGTCTAAAAGAACTAGAGAAATACAACCCAAAAAGTAAAGGTGAACTATGAAATCTTCAAAAGACGAACTCGACCGCTCACTTGAAAGACTTTTAGAACTGCCAAAAGAACAGCAACTTGGTGTGTTAAAACAATTCTTTCGCGGAGGTGTGACCAGTGTCAGCATTAGAAAAACGAGAAGAGGCCAAGCTAGTAAAGTGGCTTCAAAGCCACAAAATAAAGTGGAAGAAGAAAGCGACCGGAGAGCTCCTAGACAGATGGATCTTTTTGCCGATGGGCCATTTGTTCATAATAGAATTGAAGAGAAAGGACAAGGGTCAATTATCTCGTCGGCAGGAAAACGAAATAAGAGATCTTAGAAAGTTAGGTTATGATGTCGAAGTCCACGATAACGCTCAACAAGCCATCGAAGCTGTCGAACTCCGCTTGGAAGCCGCATTCCTATCAGCGCAAGGCCGTGAAGTTTATGCTTCAAAACTCCTGCGCGGGTCTGTTACTCGATCCAGGATTAGGGAAGACAAGTATAAGCATCGCAGCACACAAAATTCTTCAAAAAGAAAAACTGATTAGATGTGGTCTGATTATAGCTCCGCTTCGGGTATGCTATTCTGTCTGGCCCAAAGAGCTTGAGAAATGGAGTGATTTTAAAGGAATGACCATAGGCGTCCTACATGGTTCTAAGAAAGAGAAAGCCTTAGAAGCAGACAAAGATCTTTACGTGATAAATCCTGAAGGACTTCCTTGGCTTTTGAAACATCCGCTGTTTAAAAAGAAATTTAAAGATCAAGCTCTTTACGTTGACGAAAGTAGCAAGTTCAAAAATACAACAACTCAAAGATTTAAACTGTTGCGTCCGTTCTTACCTATGTTCGGTCGCCGCTACATTCTCACAGGCTCGTTCGCTCCGAACGGTCTGCTGGATATTTTTGGGCAGATGTACATTCTTGATCTTGGTAATGCGCTGGGTCAGTACATCACGCACTATAGAAATAAATATTTCTACCCCTCCGGCTTTGGCGGTTACGAGTGGAAGTTACAAGAGGGTGCCGCTAAGCGGATACAGGATAGCATTAAACCTATGACGCTACGCCTTGACGCGGAAGATTATCTGAAGCTCCCAGACCTTATTATCAACACAATCTATGTCGATCTTGACGAACGTAGTCGCGCAATGTACGACGAAATGGAAGACGATCTTATCGCGGCACTGGATAATAAGGACGTGACAGCAGCCACCGCTGCCGTAGCGAGTAGTAAATGTTCCCAGATTGCTAATGGAGGAATATATGACGAAGACGGTAAGTATCACTTCATCCACGACCTTAAAACGGAAGCTGTATCTGAAATCGTCAACGAGCTTAATGGCTCTCCAGCCTTGGTGGCATACGAGTATGGTCATGATCTCGATAGGCTGCGAAAAAGCTTCGGGAGTTCTACACCTTACATTGGAGGCGGTGTTACACCGAAAAGATCTTCACAATTGGAAGTTGCTTGGAATAAGGGAGAACTACCTGTCCTACTTGGCCAGCCAGCATCTATCGCACATGGGCTGAACCTACAGAATGCCGGAAATCATGTCATCTGGCATTCGTTGACTTGGAATTTTGAGTACTATGATCAATTTAATCGCCGTATCCGGAGGCAAGGTAGTAAACATAATCAAGTGTTCGTACACCATATAATAGCTCGGGACACCGTGGATGAGCTTAAGCTACACGCATTAAATAGGAAATTCCGTACTCAAAAAGACCTATTTGACGCGCTTAACACTTTTCTTAAGAGAAAGAAATAAAATTATAAACAAATGTCTTTACTTATGTCTAGAGAAGAGGGATACATTACTTGGACTATCAACAAACACTTTAAAGGAGGAACTTATGTCTAAATTTGCAAAAAAACCAAAAGAGGAAGTTGCTGAAACTTCTGAGAAAAAACCAAAGACTTGGACTAACAATCCACAACTACAAGACCAAGAAACTGGCGAGACAACTCCAGCTGGTAAGGCCGTTCAAGCTAAAGCTAAGGTTCGTACCGTAGCTAAGTCGGAAGAAGAACCTGCCAAAAAAGCTCCTAAGAAAGCTGAAAAGGTAGAAAAATCTTCTGACGATCGTAAGATCACGCTGCTGACTAAAGAGAATCCGAAGCGTGAAGGTTCTGCAGCATGGACACGCTTTGAACTGTATCGTAAAGCTAAAAACGTCGAGCAGTTCTACGCTGCTGGTGGTTCAAGTGCCGACCTGCGGTATGACGAAAAAGCTGGTCATATCCAACTTTCTTAATTAATAAAGTGGCTGAGGCGTAAATCTCAGCCACTACTTTTCGTGATGAGAAATAAAATGCAAATATTTATACCGACCTATGGTCGTAGCGCTCAGCAACATACTTTCAGAAATCTTCCAAAATCTTTACAAAAGAAAACAACGCTAGTTGTACAGAAACGCGAGGCGCATCTTTACGACAACTATCCAATATTAGTGCTACCGGCAAGCATCCAAACTATATCGCCTGCGCGCCAATATATTATGAAAGTTGCCGAGACGTTCGGCCACAAGAAAGTTGTCATGCTCGACGACGATCTTAGATTTGACTGGCGTCGAATGGACGACGGAGGGAAGTTCCTCGTTGCTACGGATAAACAAGTAGAAGATCTTTTTAAAACTATCGAGAAGAAACTTGATAAGTATGCGCATGTCGGGGTACTATCTCGTGAAGGTGGAAATCGTATTCTTACCGAGACTGTAGAATGTACGCGAATGATGCGTGTTTTAGCCTATTGTGTTGAAACTTACCACAAAGAGAAAATAAAATTTGATAGACTACCCTTACAGGAGGATTTCGATGTCACACTGCAACTGCTCAAAAAAGGCTACCCAAACCTCGTGCTGTGCGGGTGGGTTAATGGTCAAGGTTCTTCCGGTGCGAAAGGCGGCTGCTCCCATTTCAGAACCATTGAGCTTCACAACGAGAATGCGAAGAAGCTTGCTGAATTTCATGCGCCGTTTGTTAAAGTCGTAGAGAAACAAACAAAAGGAGCTTGGGGTGGAAAGGCGCGTCTGGACGTCATGGTCCAGTGGAAGAAAGCTTACGAAAGCTCAAAGAAAAATGCGCGTAAATGAATTATTCGATTTTATCCAAAAGCGTCACGACATATATATTATGCGCGAAAAAGGGTATCTTAAACCTTGGACCTCGGATCCTATTCTACAGCAATACAGGTTCTGTAACGTCTATAGAGAGCTGGATACTCAGACAATTTGGTTCGCTAACAACTGGCGCGTACCGAACGCTGAAGATCCAGACCTTTGGTTTGCTTCCCTCGTTTTTCGCTTTGTCAATTGGTCCGAGACCGCTGCGGAGCTAGGCTATCCCGTCCCATGGGATCCGCAACGCTTTAAAGCGGTGCTACAAGGTCGTAAAAGACGTAAATTGAAGGTTTACAGCGCCGCATATATGATATCGACCCACGGAGTTAAGGAAGAAAAATCAAGTTATCTTGCGAATTCTTTGTCTAAGATTTGGCAGTTCAAAGAGCAATTTAGATTTGAGAAAAACGACACGCTTTCTACAATGCATAGAAGACTGACTGGAGCTTTTGACGTTGGTTCGTTCCTTGCCGGTCAGGTTATCGCGGACGCTAAATATGCTGGTGATATACTGAAAGCTTCTGACTGGTGGACTTTTGCAGCTTCCGGACCAGGAAGTCGTCGAGGGTTGAACAGGGTGTGTAACGCACCTATAAACATACCTTGGAAAGAAGATGTTTGGTACGATACCCTGAGAACGCTAAAGAATCGCATAGATCCTATGTTCAAAAAAGCTAGAATGCCTCAGCTTCATGCTCAAGATTTACAGAACTGCCTTTGCGAGTTTGATAAATACGAACGTGTAAGATTGGGTGAAGGTCGCCCGAAAGCAAAATATAATGGAGTATCCTATGAATGAAATTAATGCCTGTAACGTAAACGACGCTGTCAACCTAGGCTTGAGCTACCTACTCGAACATGGTATCGAGGAAGATAGTCGCAACGGAAAAGTTCTCGTAGCTCCTGGACCTGTGATGACAATTTACAGCAACCCTAAAGAGCATGTTCTTTTCAGTCCGACCCGTGACGCTAATCCATTTTTCCACTTGATGGAAGCTCTTTGGATGCTCAACGGCGATAACGATCTAGCGTTCCCCATGATGTTCAACAAGCGATTTAAGGAGTACAGCGATGACGGTAGTCGTATATGGGGAGCTTACGGCTGGCGCTGGCGTAAGTTCTTTGGATCTGACCAAATTTCAAGGATCTGTGCCGAACTTTCTGACAATAAAAAGAGTCGCCGTTGTGTCCTCTCTATGTGGAACGGTATGCCGAATGACCATGACATGTGGGAAGGTCAAGACGATCTCTTTGTCGCCACAAATGGTGGACGGGACGTACCGTGTAACACCCACGCATACTTCGACGTTCGTGGTGGCTTTCTCAACATGACCGTCTGCAACCGCTCCAACGACGCTATCTGGGGAGCTTACGGCGCGAACGCTGTTCATTTCTCAATCCTACAAGAATATATGGCCGAGAAAATTGGCGTTACAGTTGGCCTTTACAGACAGTTCAGCAATAACTTCCACGCTTATCTTGACGTGTATAGTCGCGAAAAGCTTGCCAAGATAGCTGCCGAGGGTCATAGATACGATCATTATTCCAAAGTTTTCGACACTGTACCGACGATACCGCTTGGTGCGAACAATATGTATTGGGATTCGGATCTTAGATCTTTTATCGCCGATCGTAAAGTTCAGTGGGAAAGTAAGAATTTCTTTTCTCAGGTCGCTGGGCCAATGTACGACGCTTGGCAGGAACATAAGGCTGGAGGTACTGAGAACGCTCTGATTCACATACGCTCAATGCCATTCTGCGACTGGCGCATCGCCTGTGAAGCTTGGTTACTTCGCCGTAGTAAAGGAGCTGACAATGCAGCGTAGTTTCATATTCGACGGTGGTTATAGTACACGGTTCCACACCGTGGACGTCCATAATCGGCAGGACATAGCTTCGCATAGTTTTGGCGTGGCGTGGTACTGCGAAGGTCTCTCTGGTGGCGAGGCCTCTAAGGATTTGATTATGGCCGCACTCTCGCACGACCTTGCAGAACATATTGTGGGGGATGTACCCTCGCCAGCGAAGCGATCGTTGGGTCTAAGTAAACAATTTCAAACGCTCGAGGATAAATATTTGGCTGAGAACGGATTGATGAAATATTTTGATAATCTATCTGAGAACGATAATAGGATCCTTAAATACGCCGATATGCTAGAAGGTATGACTTTCTGTCTTCGGGAGCGACGCCTTGGAAATAAAAACGTGGAAGTTGTTTATCAACGCTTTAGTTCTTACATCCTAGAACTTATGAGAGATCCTCAGTGTACCATAACCATGAGCAATCTTGTGATCATACTAGAAAATCTTAATGAACAATGGAAGCAAGCCACAGAATGAACGCAAACGAAAAGCAAGTTGCCGGCACACATTACAAAGGGGAATATCAACACTGGGATTTTGTTGTAGATACGGAGATGCCCTACCTTTTGGGTTGTGCCACCAAGTATCTGACCCGTTGGAAGAAAAAGAACGGCATAGAAGACCTTAAGAAGTGCATTCACTACATAGAGAAGGCAAAGGAAACAGAAACTTACCTCCTCCTGACACCCGAAGTCTTTAGAGCCATAGATCGGTTTACATCGACCACTTTCACGCCCGAACAGTGGGAGGTTAAAAGCTTCAACGATATCTGCACAGGAAGATATCAGAATGCGATTAACGATATAGTTCAGATCATAGAGGAACGTCCTTAAACGCAAAAACGCCGCCGATACGGAACACGGCAGCGTTTAAGCTTCTCAGGAGGAAGGTCTATTTGCTAAGAGCGTCATTATTTGTCACGATCTGCTGCATCGTGCCTTTTGTGACTTTATCTTTCACTGATGGGTAGATCAGATTTCCGACATTTTTGCACGTCATCCCGCATCCACTTACAATAAGCATCACGGAGAGCAACGTCATCCAGCGACATAACTTTCCGCTGTATCTTTTCACGTTTATCATTGGCCTGAACAATCTCCTTTTGTTGCCGTAAGTTACACTCGGCAAGACCAGCCTTTAAATAAAAAGCGTAGCAGCCTAGAGCTAAGAACCCTAGGACTGCTACGAGGCTCAGTTTACTGGGAAACAATTGGCTGTCCCTCTAGTAATTTAACGCAGGCAGCTTTAGCAGCGTCGTTGCTGAGGGCGATCTTTATGGCGTCCATAACCGGAACTCCGGCAAAGTATGCACCAACAGCTACTCCTGCGGCAACAACAAGCGATACGATTTTAATTTTTGTCATTATGTGGTCTCCTTAACGATTTACTTTATAGATGGCTTGACCTTGTTTCAGCTTTTGAAAGTCTACAGGCTTAGTGTTATTTAATGGGGCTGCGCCTGAAGCGAACATAGTCAAGATTGCAATGATAGCAATAGCTCCTGGAAATGGTACCATGATTAGTTCCTCCTATGAGATTTTGTCTTCAGATTTAGGGATACCACGAACTTGAAGACTTGCGTTCGATGGCATATGTAGTCTAAGCCAAGCAAGAGCATCTTGAGAAGAACCCACCCCGTCTTTGCGGCGAAACAACCCAACAAGGATGCAGCCACGAGTATCTTTAATTGTATTTCCAGCATGAATAAGTATGGCAGTTCTATTTGGTACGTTACACACTTCCCACACATCTTTAAAATGAGTGCCGTCGTGTTCTTTTAGTTTGTAAGTCCCTGTTGGAATGCAGGATATTTCTCTCTGATTGTCTTTCCAAGGTTCTTCAAGAGTGAAAACACCAGTTGGAGTTTCATCGTCAAAAAGCAAAACACCGTGAGTCCCGAATAAATCTTCAAACTCACGCTTCAGAATCATCTTTTGTTTCCTTTCTTTTTCTGTAGTCATACTGCAAGCGCCAGCAAACCAAGATAAAGCCGCCAAGAGCCGTGAGAAATGTAAGAACATCTGTTCCAAACTTTAATAGCATGGGTAAGCTCATGCCAGTTGCGCCAATAGTATAAGTTAAAGCTCCTTCTAGTTTATCAATCTTGTTATTTATCATTCTTCCTCCTCTGGTAGATCTCTCAGCTCTTCTTCAATTTCAATTCCGTTGGTATCGTTAAAGTAATCTTGTGCAGCTTGCTGAGTACGAAACTCTGCGTAGCCGTTATCTGTGATAACTCGGTAAACGGTAATTACTGGCATTTTAATCTTCCTATCTTTGATATTGGTAGTATAAGTTATCTACTCGAAGTGATCTTGCAGTAGTCCCTACTGTTTTTTCAATTTGTAGTACACATCGAGGGTGTATTGTGAGTGAAGATGCAATGTTCGTAGTAATAGTACCAACTAAGACATCATCTATAAAGAACGTGACTGCTGTTTTTGCACGGTTAATTTCAATTCTCAATCTTTGCTGAACACCAGCCACAGGTGGGACTGTTGTATTGACTACAGTTTCAGTTCCAGCATTGTCAGAGACGCAAACCCAGTTTCCACTATTAATATCATCTTTATACGCAAACCCCAAGAAGCCGTTATCAGTTCTTGTAGTGTAACCAGTGTTAAGATACATAGTTAACCAAAAACGATTTGTACCATCTGACAAGGTTGGGATGTCAATAGTCGCTTCATGCCTCCTAAATTTATTTGAAGTTGTTAGATCATAGCAAGGCTCTACACTAAAAGCATTGATATATGCCCAGCCCGTAGCTGTTGTCCCAGTCTGTAAATTTACGATTCCTCGGTGTGGATCTGCTGCAGCAGTAGAAAGTGCAAGACCAGCACCGCTACCGGTGACTCCAGCTGAAACTTCATTAGTGGTATCATAGCGTCTAAATTGGTTCCAATATTCAGTAAAGTTAGATCTGGATATTTCAGGACTAATTGGACGCCAAATTGTCCATTTTGTGCCATCGTAAGTTCGTTGCCAAACGTCACCAGAAGCAGTTTCAGTCCATTCTTGAATACGCGTTGCTAATGCTGTTGCAGCATAAATCCTTAAAATGCCCACAGTAGCTGAGTCATAAAGGGGGGCATTTATATAAGTAGTACCAGCTGTGATATAAGACCCAGTCGTCGTTAAAGTGTTCCAATCATCTGTAGCCCCAATCGTGGACGTAGCTGTAAAGCTGCTTGAAGTTGCACCAAGAAGAATAAAGCTTGTACCGTTATAGAACATAAACACTGGTACGTTTGCGGTAAGGTCTCCAGCAGCAATATTCACAAAAGTACCGTTACTATTTTTTGTGATGTTTTTAGTCGCCAAGCCACTGATCGCCAAGGTCGAGGCACCAGTATTTGAGTTCTGCGGAACAAGCGTGACAAGTTGGCCAAGAGCATAGGCGGTTATTGCGGGGTCTGGGGCAATAACATAAGCGTTTACACTGCCAGTGTCTGCGGCAAAGTTGATCAGACGCTCTGCGTTGGATCCCGTGGACACTTGAATGTTATCGTAATTCCAAACGGCTCCGCTATTGGCATCCGCAGCGGCTTGGGTAGGGTACAGCGCCAACTTACACTTCTTTTCAACGTGTGGAATAATTACCGAACCACCAGAAGACACGTAACCAGCGGCATTTAGAACAAAGCTCGTGGCCGTTGTAGCTCCGGTAAAATCCGTTGCCATTGGGATAACAGTGTTTGTTTGAGCGTCATAAGCCTTAAGTACAGCTCCCGAATAAGGGAGACCGCTAGAGTTTACGTATTGCCGAGGCATATATTCTAATGGGAACCAAGTCATTTATTTTTCTCCTTGATAATTTTTAGCTGTTCTTTACGCAAATTTACGAGAGAGTCGTCACCTTTACCCTCAACGACATTTCTATAGACAAGCCCATCGTACCCATTTTTCTCAAGGGCATCTCTCAATAACTCAAAGCCTGCACTATTACTCCGCATCCCTTTTACGATATTCTCATATTGTTCGTTCGTAATACCTTTGGCTCTTCGAGCTGCAGCAGCAAGTTCAATGGCACCTTCCAATCCCCCGTCATCTTCAATTCGTAGCGGATTTTTAATGTTATACTCGATCGTGTACAATTGACCTTTACCATCCTTATATTTCGCACCCAAGCGTTCAGACGCTGACTTTTTAGTCCCGATATGTGTGAAAGACTTAAATTCACCTATATCTTTCGCCCCGCCATGGTAAGCAAGAAGCTGATCACCTATCGTGGCTTTGGGCGAGGCTGTGTTTCGCGACCTCCGTAGTTCTTGATTTCTTTAGCCAAATCTCTTGCTTGTGCGTTGGTTAATCCGAAAGTTTTCGCACGCTCGATAAACTTATTCTGCGAAATTTCACCATCAACAAGTTTCTTGCGAAGATTGTTAAACTCTTGAGCCTTAATTCCAACAAGAGAATTTTCAAGCTTCATTACTTGGCTTGGCGGTGTCTTTGTAGCTGCGCCGCTTAAATCTGCGCCCTCTGCAGGTTGCTTGTTCATCAGACGTTGAGCGATGTTGGTCTGTTGCTCTGTCATAGGTAGTGCAGACATTTTATCGGGAGCCGCTAATTTCAAAGGCGCTGTTTTGTCGATAACACCTTCAGACGGAAGCGTTCTCTGTAGGTTTAACTTGCGCTGAGCTTGCTTGATCTGCGTATCTGTCATTGGCGGCAGAGCTATTTTATCGGGAGCCGCAAGACGTAGCTGCTCTGGATATTCAGGCTTAGGAATATCGACATCCCGCAACTTTGACATCAAATCTTTACCCAAAGCCTCTTGAACTTTGACGCCACGCTTAGCTATAGCGGCGGCATTGGCACTACGCGCAGCCATACCAGCTACCTGAGCCCCAGCTGCCGCAGGTATGTTTCCAGTGGAACCAAGCACGATAGCCGTAAGTCTGCTAGTTAATGGGCCAAGCAATTCAGCGGTCATTCCTGGAGTAGCTGCTTTTTTCAAAAGTTCTTTGGCTTCAGATGGCCAACCTTTTAGATTTCCATTTTCAATGTCCATATACAGTTTTTTGTAGCCGTTCTGATACGCGGCTTCTGGATTTTTCGAAAGGCTTGCCCGCAAGGCGACCTCTTCCAATTCCTTGACGCGCATCTTTGCAGCCCAAATGTTACGACCATTAACCAATGCATCATTTCCGGCAGTATCAACTTCGTCAACAATCTGACGCAATTTTCTTTGAATTTTCTGTAATTCAAGACCGTTAGCTGTTACGCTTCCGGTTTCTGGATTTACAAAAGCTGGAGAGTTAATTTTAGCAGAAAGATTTCTGTCGATGTTTTCAATGTCTTCTAAAGTCATATTCTTACCAGAGTTACCGCTGAACTCATCTAAAGCGTTTATAAGTTGATTTTGTTCTGCAGTGTATTTGCCGCTTGGCAAGGGCTTTGGTAGAGCTTGTTTAATCGAGCTGTCTAGTTTATCGCCAACTTGCTTAGCGTCAAACTTAGCACCAAGATACCCAGCTGTGTCGTAGTTTTGACCAGCCATCTTATCTAGTTCTTCAGTACCCAACAATTTTGGTTTTTGTGGTTTTGGAACCATGCTTTTTGTAAGCGCAGCATCTGAGGAAGCGTTCACTGTGTTTCTTAGGAGCTTTGTACCCGCAGCCAAGCCTGTCGTTGTCCCCACAAGGTTAGCGGCTTGACCAGCTGCCTTTATATTTCTTGCGGCGCGTGGATATTGCTTGCTAAACAAGTCAATGCTTTCTGGGATACCTTCACTTAAAGTTTTCCCAGTACCATCTGGAAGCTGACCAACAAAGTTAACAGCAGCTCCGATACCTTCTTTAACAAACTCAGGCGTGACTGTGCTAATTGCCTCAGCCACAGGATCCACAAATAGCTGTGAAGCCGTTGCCATAGTACCTTGGTATAAAGTTTCAGGCTTTGTCTGTTGTCCAGAAGCTCCCGCTTGACGAATGCCCTGAATTTCCTGTTCACGTCTAGCATAGTTTTCTTTTAAGCGGTCAGTAAAGCCTCCGGCCTCGACAAGTCTAGCACGGCTTCGCCAGTCCGAACCTTGCGTCGGTTGCTGCTGTACGGGTCTAGCTCTGGAACGCCAATCAGATGTTGACGCTGGTTGCGGCGCGGTTGTTGGCTTCGCAGGAGGTAGCGTTTGATATTGATTAACACCCTGACCTGAGGCTCTTTGTGCAAGAATAGCCTGTCGGCTTTCTTCCATTGGATCCATTGGGACAGGTCGAGATCTATTTCGCCAATCACTCATTGAGGTTGAAATCCTTCTGCAATTGCTGCTTGTAAGTCTGCGGGATCAATTTCCATGAAACTTCCAGTTTGAGGATCAAAGCCGCGGATCATACCGCTACCGCCTACTGGAGGAGGGCTCATAGGAGGTACAGGTTTTCCAGCTCTTCGAGCTAAGCTTTGTATTTCGGAATACTTAGACTCAATGAAAGCTTTAAGAACAGCATCTTTTTCCTCAGGAGATGCTTCAGGATCTCCCAAAGTAACTCTGAGTCTGTTACCTTCTTCAACAGTAAAGGCTGCACCAAACGTCTGACGCAGCAAAGGCAACACTTCATTGTCCACCGTGGAAATGTATTCTTTTCTAGCCACGGCTCCTTCAGGAACTTTGGCGCCAAGCTGTCTTGCAACAGAATCTACTGCTTGACCGCCTTTTGTATAAGTTGCTGTCTTACCCAAAGTGCTCAATTTGTTTACAACATTAATGAGGGAAGGTAACTGAGCTTCCATGGCTTGTAGTTTTGCATTACTAACGCCAAGCTCTGTACCTTCAACTTGAGCCGCGGCCTGATTACGTTTAAAATCTGGCATGTCTTCAGGCTTAGGAGTTACTGGAAAAGATGTAAGTGGAGGAGCTGCTGGGTTTGTAGGGTTTGGGAAAACTTTAGTACCACCAAGATCTACAACTGGATTTGCTCGCTTCATAGTTAAATACTCAGTTCTTTGTTCAGGAGAAAGACTATTATAATACTGCCATTCTTGAACGTTTGATGGCGATTCAGAAGAATTAAGAATACCGTAAACTTGACCAGCAGCAATAAGACCATTAACATTATTTCTCAACTCGTCAATACGACCACTGCGCAACATATCTGAAGCTGCGTCAGTTTCTTGTGTATCAACATTCTCACCAACACCCATACGTCCTAGTAAAGACTGCTTACGACGCATTAAAAGATTATTAGCGCCATCAAGATCATTATTATCTAGAAATGATTTAAGTTGAACAGCACCAGCAATTGTGCTTGACAATCTTGATTTTTCTCTGGCGTCTAGATTATCGTAATGCTGTCGTAAAATCTGCTGCGTGGACATTTCGTTTCGGAAGCTTTGATCAGTAGCTTGATTAATTGGAGTTGCTGTGTCAAGACCTTGAACAGAAAGTGAGATGTTTGGATTGGTCATGTTTATTTCCTTTAACGATAAATGACAGAACTGTTGCCGTATTGCCCACGCATATTATTCAGCGCAAGTAAAGTGTTGAGTTGGTTTTGGTAGCCGCTTGTATAAGCGTTCTGAGCACCTACTTGACCAGCTGCTCTGACCGCACCTTGCTGACCGTACATTCCGGCAACGCCACTTGCCGCTCCGGCACCAGTATCAACCTGACCCTGTAACCTTCTCACATCACTGTTAATAAGACCTGTACCAAGGTTTAAAAGTTCCTGCTGAAGAGCCTGAGCCGTACCACCTGAACCAACCTTACCAACAGCGGCGCGGTTAGCGAGTAGTCTGCGCTCAGCATCTGCTGCCAATGATGTGTAGAGCGGATTATTTCTGATGTATTCCGCAGGGTTGCTTTCAATGCTTCTGATACGGTCAGCGGCCTCAGAACCAAGTTGCGTATATGGGCGATTTTCAGCAATACCGCGATCAATAGCCGCAGCCTGAGTGTTTGCTGATTTTTCAGCTGTCCTTGCTTGCGATTGAGTCATGGCTTGATTACCCAAAGCAAGTAGCCAACGCGAAGGATCGTTGTTGTTATCTGAGCTTCCTGGAATACTAGCTCCAGGAACACTAGTGCTTTGAGTAAGTCCTGAAATAGTGTTTCTAATGGCGTTCATACCGCCGCCACTAGCAACTCCTCTGATGCCTGAACCGGCCAACGAAACTCCCGGAGGAGCCCAGTTAATAGTTTGACCAGGAGTATTCCAAAGAATACCACCAGCAGCTGGCGTACCCATAATATTACCTGCAGCACCTGCCCCCATGTATCCTGTAAGTGCTCCAAGAGCCGCACCTTTAATACCGCCACCACCTATAGCACCGCCTGCTGCACCACCAATCGCAGCTCCTACTGGCCCAAAAAATGAACCGGCAATAGGAAGCGCAACTTGTGCGATAGTTTTTACAGCATTACTCATTGAGTGCTCCTTTTATATTGATACATGTGAATTTCACCTACGATCGGCATGTTTTCTAGATAACCAACTTTCCTAAGAACGCCTTTCTTAGCAAAGTGTTCAAAGAATTTAATTTGATCTTTTTGAACGGTTAAAAGTATTTCTCTGGATTGAGCTAAGAAGTTCATAGCCCATTTAAAGTTGACAACCCTATTGGCTGGCGTTGTCCAAGGAAACCAAGTTACGTGCGGCTCCGCAACGTGTTCTGTTCCGGCAAGATCTAAAACACAAGCTGGTCCAAAACCATATTTCGTGTTCCCGTAACCAACAAACCTTTCGCTTACAACCACTGGAGTAAAGTCAATGCCGGAAAGAGCCGCAGCGTAAAGTATAGTTGAATGTTTTTCAAAGCTGTAAAGTTCTAAACTATGCACCAACGATGTACGAGCTAATCGCACCCTCCCAAGTCACGTCGTTATTGACTGCCCCTTCAACGGTAACCACTGCATCCGACCCCAAAGTCGAAAAGCCAACGTTCCAAGATCCTTGATCTTCGCCGCCGTATAAGTTTGGAGTGGCAATTCCTGTAAGTACGCCAGCGACGTTCTTATAGGCTCCTGTAAGGACGTAAAACGCGCTATCTCCAGCCGCTCCAGCACTTCCCCCAGTTCTACGAGCTACAATCATAGCTTGGATCATAACCGTTTTACCATCGGGAACTGGAACCCGCACCAAACCCGTTGTGGCTGCGTCCGTTGTTGTTATCTTTGCTGTGGTCTTAATGCTATAGACGTTTGTCCAAAGCTGATAGATTGTAGTCACTAAGGACGAAAAGAAAGCGTTCTTAAGCTTATCCGTCGCAAACTCAGCAGGGATTTGGAGTGGAGGTGGTCTAAGACTGATTGTCATATGCAAATATCCATGTCAATGCTAGCGCTGAAAATTGCCCAATATATTGGATCACTTACACGCAGACGGATAACTAAATTTTTATAGCGACCAAGGCCAGTTGTCATCACGGTTACGCGTTCACCAAGTTTACCACAACGCAAGAACCTTTCCGTCCCAAAAGTTTTGCCGTTGTCTTTTGAGAACGAAATAGCTATTAGTGGGTCAGAGCCTTGACCAGAAACAAGACCAACGCCCGTCTCAAGGTTTAATTCCATACTCACAAGCTCGAACTCTTTATTTGGCACTCCAAATATTTCACTGTGGATAACTGCACTATCTCTTGTCCGGATAATAGCATTACCGTTGTCGGTATAAGTTTCTGAAGCAAGTTCATATATGTTTGCAGAGGCGTAGTCTGCCACCAAAACTTTACCAAAAACTGTTACAGAGCTGTTGGCTATTGCGCGACCTTGCGTTCCAGCACCCCATTGGAACCACTCACCACCGACAGGATAGACCCATGTAATATTTTCAGTAGGGAACGTGAGCTTGTAAAACCACTGACCCTGAAGTTGAAACGTAAAGCCAATAGCGTCTGACTTATTTGTGTATTTAGCAATTATCGCTGTAAGTTCTGGAGTAGAAATTGGCACACTTACAGCGGATGTTCCGCCCGTGATACTATGAACTTGATTATCCGAACCTAGTATAAACACATAGTCAGGTGTTTCAGCAACTGAGTGAATAGCTCCGACGCCTATGTTAAGCACACCGCCTTGAATTTTATCGAATGGAGGATTGCCGGTGCCGGAGTTCCACCACAGTTCTATTGTTTCACGTCCCATCAGATACAAAGTATCTCGGTAAGTGTACACTCTCAGCAGATCGTCAGAGTTGCTTTCTGCAGAGGCGTTGTTCAATCCGTTAATCGTTCCTGGAAGACCTACGTCAGAAACGTCAAATCCTTGACCAGTTCCGGCATCGTAAATAGCTTGGCTGTTTAACACTGCTACACTATTTGGTGTGCCAAGATTGGGGCTGGTGTTTTGAACTAGAGTTGTTCCATTCCATATATAGACTAAACCAGCGCCATTTGTTATTACTACCTGAGAACCAACAGCAGCAAAAATGCAACGACCTGATCCTGGAATTGTACCACGATCGGTGTGCGTTCCATCAGAGGCCACAGTGAAGAGCGAAGTGCCACTGACTTTATACAGAATTCCTTGATTGACAAACATCCCACGGTCAGCTCCTCCTGAGCGAGTAACAAAAGGCTTAAGTCCGTAGAACGGAACAAGCACATAAGGACTACGCGCTTTTTGATTTGGCTGCTGAATTTGCGGCCAAAAGTTGCGCGTCACCTGCTTCGAGAGATCCCTCGATTTATGCTGGTAGTCGCCACCTGTTAAATTTAAACTGACCCGCATTAAAACCCAGCGTCACTGTCTCTTGAGGTGTATTCTGGAACAGCAAGTTCGGCAAGGTTAGCCATCGCTACACTTCCGTTTGGACCTGCGTCTTCTTTAATTCTAAGATACCGGCTTTCGGGTACGCTATAACTTACCAGAAGTTTCTCGCACATCATTTGTACAAAGTAAGGGACTAGCTTATTTGGAACATCTGCAGTGACGACCCAAGTAGCTAGTCCCTTTTCTTTCAGGCGTTCATATGTCTCGTCGAAAGTCGCGTCAATGCGAGCTTGGTCTTGAGCTTCTGGCGCTTGACCAATCGGTATGATGTAAAGTTCTTCAGCTACGCGTTGACGGATTTCGGCTTTAGTGGACATAGATTACTCTCCTAGATGCTTCTTTGTGTATTTTGCATTGAGGATCTGATCTTCAGCGCGGCGACGTTCAAAAGCTGCCTTACCTTCTTGATCAATTTTATGGAGAACTTCTTGATCGACTTTACCTTCAAAGAACGTAGCCATTCCTGGAAGCTTCATCAGAAGTTCTGTGTCTGTGACAAGTGTCAATTCGCCGCGAACAAATTTTTGCTTACCCATTAAAGTGATAACATATGGAGAATCAGCACCAGCGCCAATGTACGTAAAGTATCTACCTTTTGGTTGTGGAACTTGAATTTCTTCGATGTCTTCTACCGAATCTTCAACTTCCAGGATTTCGATTTCTTCATCATCTTGTTCTACGTGGTTACGATTTTTTCTGCTCATAGCTTGTTTTTCCTGAGAATGTTAGGGTTAAAAGAAATAGCCAGCCCAGATAGGGAACTGAGCTGGCTACGTAGTAATCTTAGTCAACGGTAACGGCAAACTCAACCAAAAGATCTGAGGATGAGTTCAGTGTAGCACCGCCAGTTGTGCCGTACACGTCAATTTGACCACCTGGATCGGACGACAGACCAGCGATCTCCCACAACATACGACCAGCGTTTGCTGCTCCTGGAATGCTTACACGACCAGCTGTAGCAATCGAAGTTGCTGCCAACAATGCGGCTGGTACTGGAGCTCCAAAGTTATTATTTACTGAAGCTAGTCCAAGGGCAAGAGTTGTAGAAGCAGCATTAGCACTATTTTGCAAAGCTGAAATGCCGTGTAAACGAGTGTTAGAGTCAAATCGGCCAAAGAAGATAGTCGAAGCTACAACCAACGCTCCTGGGTTACGATAAGAACTAATCACTTTTAGATTTGGACCATCTCCTTTGTTCGGTACAGCGTCGAATGCTGCACGTCTACGAGTGGCCAATTGAGTATAATTTACGTCAACCATTTAAGTACTCCTTATATTTGTTAAGAGAAGAGAGCCTGAGTTGTTACACCCAGGCTCAATTCATTAGGCGTCAACAGCCGCAGAATGGAACGAAGTAACCATGCCGTGCTGTTTGTTGTTGAAGAAGATCTTCTTGATGTCATGCTTAGCTGTGATACCAACACCGTTCAGATGTTCGTAGTCATCTTCGTTACGTAGTTTGAACGAAGCATCCTTACCACGACCAAAGCAAACAGCTTGAGCTCCGCACAAGAAGCCGATACCAACGCGAGAGCCAGAAGCGCCAGCAGTTCTCAAGTTGTCAGCTGCCGCGTTCGCACCCCAGACTCCATCCCAAAGACCGCCGCCAGAAGCGTTGTCAATGAACTTGTCAAGATCAGGAACTTCTTTGATGATAACGCTATCCCACAAAAGATCACCACCACCGAAGAGAGGGTTATCTTTGAAGTCTTTTTCACGTGGGCGAGCATCTTTGTTAGCTGCTACGATAGTAGCATCAGCTCTCAGGTCGCGGAAAGCAAAGCTACCTAAGAACAGAACATACCAAGGTTCATCTTCGTTAACCATGACAGGGCGAATAAGAGGATTTGCTTGCATAGCCATACGCTTCAGCTGAGACACCATCAAAGCACTCATCTTATCGTTAGTTGTATCGATCGTTGCGAGTGAGGTTGTATGGTCACCAGACGTGGTGTTTGAACGTGCAATACCGTACAAGATACGATCGACGTTCGCGGCTTGCCAAGTGTCAAAGTTAGCAGCGGAAGCAGCTGCAGAACCTTTGGCACCCGAAGCTTCTGTTCCACCATAGTTACGGTAGGTTCCATCAGCTTGAATTGCACCCATTGCCTGAATAATCTGGTCACGCTTCAATTCCATGATCCAGTTTTGCAGAGCAGGGCGAGCTTCTTGGTACAGATCAAACTCGGACTTTTCCTTTTCTTCGTTGTCGATCAAGACACCGTTACGAAGATGAGTAGGTTCAAAGGTAAAGTCAAAGTTGCTCAACGACTCTTCGTTACCAACGAGGGAAGTTGAACCACGAACACCAGCACTTGACAGTTTACCGATCAAAGGGATCGATTTGCGGCGAATGTTTTTGTTCGTTTGGATGATGGCGTTTTCAGTAGCACCGATATACGGGCCAAAGCGACCATCGCGAACGTAAACGCGATTTACCTTTGCCTGAAAATCAGTGACTCTATTGCCAGCTGAGATAGATGAGAGTGACATTTTCTATTTCCTTTTTACTGTTAAAGAGCACCTTTAAACAGATCATCTTCAGTATCCGTATCATTGGACTTCCGAACATTCCTGTTTGGAGATGCATTTGTTGTACGATTTAGGTTTGGTACCCTTAACGTAACATTTTCTTGGGGCTTCTTTACAAGTTGCGTTGCTGTCGTTGTCTGCGCAGGCTGAGCTGTCTTTGATTTCTTCCATTCTTGGAATTGCTTCCAGTCATCGGAATTTTTCATCTCAGAAAGTTCCCTGATTTCTTTATCCTTCTTTGCCAAATCGTAAGCCATCTTTGCTGGGAGTTTGTGATTTCCAACAATAGTATTGAGTTCAGGATTGGACTTAGCCATTTCTTGAAAGTGCTCAATCATATCATCGTAGTCCGCAAAAGCCTCGCTCATAATAGCTTTAGAAGTTTCAATCCGGATATGTCTATCGTATCCATCAGGATCAGTAGCTCGATCCGGAACAGGTACGGCAGAAAGTTCAGCAAGTTTCCGTTCAGCAGCTTCCCATTTTGAAGTTACATCTTTAAGGGCCGCTTTAAAACGAGTTTCCGGTATCATTTTTTCTTGTACCGTAGTGTCTCCATCGGCGGCTGGCGACTCCGCATCTTGTTCGCCCTGTTGTTCTGAACCTTTGGTTCCCTCGGTCTCGGCTTTGAGTTCCGTACTTTGGTCATCGGCCGCCTCTTCTGTTGTTATTTCAGCTTCTGAGGTTGTGGTAGGTTCATCATTGAAGACATCATCGTTTTGTTTTGTATCAGACATGCTAGTTTCTCCTCGCCCGATATAAGCGGCGTCCTTATTTCGCCCGATCCTCGGCGGCAGGTTGCACGATATGTGCCGTAGTGCCTGTCTAGCGGCGACCTAAACTATTACGCCCGAATAGTGTAAAGTTTAAAATACTTAAACGTTCAGAGCGTCAATCTGCGCTTGTTTTTCGGCTATTTGGCGCGTGACTCTTAAAACCAACAAAGCGTTTCTAGCTTCAAGATTTGTCTTTGCCGTCGTCAATTGCAAAAGTTCTGCTTGTAGAATTTCTAAATCGTTCATGGTTATTCTCCTTTAAATGAATGACAGGCGAACCCAATTCGCTCCGTCTGATTGGACTGTGATTGTGCTGTATTGTGAAGCAAGTGAACGTGTTGTAGTTCCGTCAATAGTTTGGCTAGAGGTTGTAGCCACGGTAACGGCATTAGCCGATGAGTCTGTTTTTTTAATCACGTAAATTCTACCGGTTGCGCCTATCGCTGTCGGTAGCGTTATTGTTCTGGCTGCGCCCGAAGCATTGACCAAAATTGTATGATCTCCCACGCCTGCTGTGATGCTCGTGCTTGTAGATAAAACTCTCGTGCCAAATGAGCCCGCTGTGTGAAGTGTAGCACCAGAGCTATTTGTGGAACCTCCAGCAATAATACGGCCCGCTGCGTCAATACGCGCAACTACTGACGATACGACTAGGAATTGTGCAAGATCCGCTGTTTGACCGGATGCACCAATCACTACAAGCGGGTTTGCATTAATGTCCTGTGTGGATCCCAATACTTGTGGGGCCCGTATGGACATATCAAACAACCATTCTCCGTCACCGCAAGTGATTGTTTGCAGAAAAGTGGTTGAAGGTGAGAATAGAGAAATTGAATCCCCACCCGGTCCTATCCTGAAAATATCTGAATCAAGGATATAATCGTAAACCTGAAAAAGTGGCTGTCCTCTTGTGATACCAGAATTAATTTCTCCGTAAAACAACGGCACGTCTGCGGTATTTGCTCTAGATTCTATAATGCCAAGGCCGCCACTTGCAGGAGTTGCTTCACCAAGGCTTAAATTGACATAGCCGGACGCTGTGTGAAAATCTTGAAAAGTAAAATATTGATTTGTATCTAACCCGGAAGAAACAGTGTCAACGTAAACAACGCCATTATTATTTAACGGGTTAATCCCACCAGTGCCACCTTTTGCTATCGGTAACACACCAGTTATAGCTGCAACCGAATGAGTATGTCCGGGGTTTGAAGACGCGGGGTTTTTTAAAAGATAATCCAAAGAGGTCGTGACCGCGCTGCTGTTAATACCGACCTTCGCCTGCAATGCTTCAATAGCGTCGTTTGCGTTCGCGTGCTGCGCGGAATGGCTGACAACGGATACGTCATCCGTTGGTGCCGGATTTGTAAGTGCGTCTAAACTTGTTGGAAAGTTTGTCGGCATTAACGGCGACGCCTCCTAAAAGTAGTGATAAACTCATAGACCGCGTTGCCAAGATCGTACAGCAGCCCAGCTCTGTCATATTTAATTCCTGGCTGGTCGTACTTCCAAGACATTACGCAAACTTCGCTTTAAGTTGGGCAATTTCTTGCTCGATTTTTAGCTTTTCAGCAATTAGAGCGTCGGTCTCTGATTTTAAATCCACCAACTCTTTGAGTCCAGCAGCAACTCTAGCTTTGACATGCTTAAGTTCAGTTTCGTTACTTTCCGCAATAGCGGCTTCTCTATTCTTAGCGTTGTCGATCAAAGCTTTTGCCTGAGCCTTAGCTTCAGATACGATTTCATCCGCTAATTTTTTGCTTGTCTCAACCATTTCGGCTGCTGCGTCTGCTTCGCGTTCAACGGATCTAAGCTTTTTGGTCTGTTCCTGTATTTCGGCCACCAAATGTGCAATATTTGACTCGTGCGAAAGACGTTCGTTAAACATCTTCTCGACGGCTGAAATCATGTCAACGGTATTAGACAAGAACTTCTTGACTTGAAGTTCTTTTTCAATATATTGCTTGAGTGTTTCAAGTTCTTCTTTTGTAATTTTCTTCATTGTAAGTTACCTCTTCCGACAATAGCAATATAAATATCAGTGTTGGAGTCTCCACCCGTAAGCTCAGGCATCAAGGCCAAAACGTTTGCATGGATTGTCCGTGGTCTTCCGTTTGCGATCTGAGTGATCAACGTATCAAAGGCATCAGTGATCGTTTCAAACGAAGCAAGTGCTGGATCATTAGATCCTTTGAGCGAAACGCTTGCACTACCGCCCCAAACTCCAAAGATATGGAACGACTTATCAGAAAACCGAGCCGCGAGCAACGGAACTGCGGTATCGCCTTGTCTTAAACGCCAAAAGCCTGCAAGATCTCCGGCTCTAAGGCTCTTATTTGTTATTGGTGTAAATCCGATAGCTGGCATAGATAACTCCTTATATGTTGATGTTCCCTTTAATCGGAACATTCGGTTGTTGTGAAATAATCTGCGTCTCTAATTGCGTTTGCTCAGTCTCCGCCATCTTTTTAACTGCTGCCGCTTCCTTATCTTTGGCCGAGGCTTGCAGATAAACCATTTGAGGATCCGGTGGCGACTCTTGCGCTGCTTTTGCAGCTTCTTCTTTCCGCGCCTTAAGCTTCTCAAT